CGATGGCTCTAAATACACCAGTGGAATTACCAGAACGATAGTCTTTGATATTTTGTGTAATATCTCCCATTTGTTTGAAAAGATCTTCATGCTCTTCTGCAAATCTTCTAACACGGAGTTTTTCCATTAGAATCATCCTTTCCTATTTAAAATATAATTTTTAAAAATCTATTCTTAGCTCAGATATAAGATAATATGTAGATAGTAAACTGACGTGGAGACCTATATGAGCAATAGGAGTTTACTAAAGTAAAGATACATACCATAAATATTTTTAAATGCTGTTAGAGCTAATTAGACACAAATCAATTTCGATTGACCACACCTAGAGAGTCAATTGAAAGGTAGTAAGAGGTAACGAAGATCTCTTAATGGAGATCTTCTTATTACCCATGAAAGAAAACCAAAGCACTTATATTCTAAAATTATATTAATTGCTGTTCGTGCTTTTCTAAAAATGAATGAATACAAATTTTGTTTGATATCCCAGGATATCTTATAGATATCCTGGTTTACCATGTCGAAATTACATTCCAGGAGCGAAAGTAATGTCTAACCAGAGCTTATTACGATTGTTAAAAAATTGCTGTTAAAGCTCTTTGTAAAGGAATTTGTGTGGAAACTTCACGGCAAACCATGAAGAATCGTAGTTGGATACAGGGTGACTGAGTAGAGGGTTTACTCTCCCTGCATCAATAAAGTGTATATAGGTGTATTAAAATTAATTATTTTACTAGAAATATACAGAATAAGAAATAGTAATTGCTTTTTCTGTATCAATCAATGGTTCATTAGGGAAGTTCAAGATAGTAGCAGGACGGATATCTTGATATACTTTATTACCATGATCATCTGTTTTTAACCAAGCTGTACATAAAGATGTTGTATTAATGAAATAATCACGACAGTCAGATTTAGAAATAGATAACTGCATAGTTACAATTGTTTCAGCATCTTGTGTAGTTACCATATCATAAATAGAACCATCGATAGGTGTACCATCAGTTAATTGTTGAATCATGCGAGGATCAGAATCGAAGCGTTTAAAGTAATAAGAAGTAGCAGTTGTGCCTGTCTTCTTACCAAAGTAAACTTTCTTTTCATATTCGTTAAGAGATTCACCTGCTGTTAAGTATTGTAATGGCACAATATTTTCTGGAGTAATCCAAGAAGCGTATTTTTCTGCATATACTTGAGAGTTTTCTCTACCACAACCACCTTTACCTACACAGAATAAATAAACTCTATTCTTTTCTGTAGTGGTTGTAGTATTGATAGTACCATCTAAGTTAAGAGCTGTATTATAACTAGGAGTGATTTCCACGTTATTGATATCAAACAATGCTCTTGCTAAGAAAGCACCACCAGCAATAGTAAGCATATTATGACGAGTAAAGATTTCTTCACCAGTGTCTGTATAGTATGCTGTAATTTTAGTTTTGAGACGATGACCATCTAAGATTTTATACTTGTCATTTTCTCTTTTAATCTTGTCATTTAAGATTAGTTCTTTTTCCATAACCTTTCCTTCCTTAATAATCATAGTCAGTAGCTAAGAAGCGTAATTGGTATTTCTTGTGATTGCTTGCAGCTGGAACATTAGCTTCGAGATCTTGTTCTATAGCACGTATATCAGCATCAATAGCCATAGCACCAGAATCAGGGCCAAATGTTCTAGGAATTTTATTTTTGTCCCATAATTGTATATCAGTATCGGTAGTAACGTTAATAATACCATCTTTAGGAATATAGTTAGCTATACTTCTCCAATGACCATTGATATTTATTTCAAAACTTATGGATTTAGTTTGATTCCATTTGCCATTACCAGCCATTGCATTTTGTAAATCACCAACATCATCACCACCAAGTAAAAGGAAATCAACCAATCTAGGTGGATTTAAATTATCAGATGTGAATCTAATTTCATCTTCCCACCATGCATCAATTAATGGTCCAAAGTGGCTATCGATATCTTGCCACCCACCACCAGAGCCATAGAAAATGTGTTGACTTTCTCTTATCCATCTAGAGAAGCCAGATGTAAATGTAGTTGTTACCCTAGCGGCTGGAGTAGGTTTGAATTCTTTATTTCCTTCGAATCTACCAGTATATTGTGGTAAGAAACCAGTACGTACTTCAAATCCAGGATTATCTTTTACAGATAATTCGACTTCATATCTACTACCATATGGAATTTGATCTGTTGTTGTACCATCGACAGTTTTAATCAATGCACCAGTATCTTCATCATAGAATTTAACTTTAACGTGTTGATATTTTCTATCTATTATAGTAGCATTAAACAACTTAGCTCTAGGTTTTTCTGCAGTGACGTCAATATTGTAAGTAACAGTACCAGAATAACCAATGGTATCAGTCTGTACAATATCATCATTTACTGTATAATTAGCATGGTAGTAACCAAAAGTATCGCTATTAGTAATTACATACACGTCACCAAAGTTAGCTTGGATAATTTGATCAGCTTTAGTAATAGGATAGTCGATACCATTCAAATTAACGTTCATGGTTTGACGTGTAGGCCATGGATTACGAACATGGATTTGTAATTTCTTTCTAGTAGGCATACCAGCTTCGATAGTTATACTAGGAGTTGTTAAACGTTCCATTGTAGTGCTAGGAGTACCAGCAATAAATCCATTATCTGGTTTTACAGCTACTGTAATTAAATCACCATAGTGAGCATCAAATGATTCAGTATATTCTTTACCATTCAATGTAACTACAATAGTTTGGTGATCATCTTGTTCTATATTAACTCTACATACTTTAGTAGTTGCAGGAGTTGCATAGATTACAGTATCACCTCGAACAATACCTTCTTTATTATAAATTTCACCAGCATTGTAATTAGGATCTAAGCTTACAATAGTAGCAGAGTATTGTCTGCCTTCTTTAGCTACAAATGAAGTAGTATGATCAGTTCCATCATAATGAACAGTGATTTGTTGTTTATCTGATTGAATTACTTTGATATTGAAATCTCTGGCAATTCTAGAAGCAGTTGCTGTAGCTCTCATATCACCATTTACTGTACCTGTGGATGGAACACGAATACCATCTTTATCATATACTAGTAACTTACCTTGTACATGATTACCTTTACCTTCAATATTTACTTCATATTCAGTTAAATATGGAGCTTTGAAAGTTTCAGTATGGGTTACACCATCAACTACAACAGAGATAGTTTGGTCTTCGAATTTATCTATAGTGAATGTAAATTGAGTAAGTTGAGAATCTTCTAAATCGAATACAACATTGTCACTTCTAAACATATCCTTTTTAGGAAGGTTATATTTCAATGGAGATGGATCATAACCCCAATCAGAAGTCATCTTGGCTTCGTACTTAACACCAACAAATGTTGGAATATTAAAGTATTTATTATCTACACCTTTACCATCTGTACTATCATTACCATTTACTGTATATACTTGATAACCAATACCATCATCGTCAAAGACTTTAAGTTCAATCTTTTGATGTGCTGGTACATGACCAATAGTAAACTTAGAAGTTTGTCTAATTGGTTCACTAGCAGTGATGATAGTATAGTGGTTAATGATACCAGAAGTGATATTAGCTACACCAGGAGTCCAACCAAAATCACTTTCTACATCTACAGCAATTCTAGTACCAGCTTTAACTTCAAATGTTTCAGTATGAGTAGCCAATACATTATCAGGATTTTCTGGATCAAATTCATATACTGTAATTGTAGTATGATGCGGTGGTCTAATAACTACACGATAGTTAGTAGAAACAGCAGTAGTTGCTGTAATAGTAAGATCTTTTACTATAATACCTTTATTATAAGAAGGATAACCTGCTTTATAACCATCATCTGGAATAATTTCTACTTCAAACTCATCACCATATTTAGCAAAGAAGTCTTCAGTATAATATTCTCCATTATGAAGAACTCTAATAGTTTGGTTTTGTGTTTGTTGAATATGAACAACGAACTCTTGATCAAACTTAGGATCAGTATTCGTAGATGTGGATTTAATAGATAATCTATCATACACAGGAATCTTTTCATATTTAGAAGTATGAATAGCAGATTCATAAGTTACATTCATATCGATATCAAAATATTCAACCTTATTGAGGTTTACTGTTATTTCGATATCATCGATAGGACGAATGAAGTTAATCCGAGGGTCATTATTACTAAATTGAATGAAGTCGCCTTTAGAGATCATAGAAATCTTATAGGATTTAAAGAAGTTTATGATAGTAAAAGCATAATCCATCAATGAAGTTTCAGATGCACCAGGGAATCTATCAAAGATATGATGGAATTCATAACCACCAAAGTAGTTTTCTAATAGATATGCTACGTTAGATACAGTTTCTGCAATCTTTTCTTTACGAGTACTTCTATCGGTAATAGAAGCGATACGTTTGATACTATTATAAAGAACAGTATCTTTATCTTTTAAGAAATCAGTAAATGTAGTAGCAGGATGTCCATCAGATTTTCTAAAGTAGTTTAGATTAAACTCAGTAATCATCATAGAATCATATAAGTCTTTCCAGATCTTATAGTATCTATACTTAGTAGCATGACCCATACCATAAGTGATTGTATCATAAACCTTTTTATTGGTTTTATACTGAGTGGTGAACTCTTCTATAGATTTTAATCGCTTCTCTGGGATGAAGAAATCCCATACTGGATACATATCTAAAGTTTGTCTAGCTTTAAGAATTTCTTTTTTTAGAGCAGGTAAATCAGCGTGCATATTAAAGCCTTTGATATACATGATCTTAGATGGAGTATCCATAATCTTATCTTCTGTATCTTGATCAAGATAAGCTAAAGCTGTAAGATAAGAGAATACATGACCAATTTTGAATTCTTTAGCTGTAGATATATTAGGAAGAGATACAGTTAAGTCTTCTTCTGCAGGATAATCATCAAATAATAGGTTATAGAAATAAGCTATTTGGAATGACATATCTGCAATATCCATCAAGTAGTTAATAGCGAAGTATTTAGTACGAGCATAGTTAAACTTCTTCTTAAGAATTTGATGTTTAACTTTCTCATGTGCTGTAACTAAATCATCTTCAGCACCTACACCATCCCAGAATACATCTTCTAATGTCATTAAGTCATAAGGTTTGATATTGGACTTAGCCATAATGTCATCTACGAAGTATTCTCTATCTAATGGAACACCAACGAATTTCAAATCGAAGTTTTTATCTACATCTTCTTCAGAAGATTCGAAGATATAATAAGGATCGTCTAGATAAATGAATGTAAATGTAAGATTAGGATACTTCAATACATCATTAGGATTCTTGAAGGATAAGTTACCGTTTACTATTTCATATAGACTTGGGTCTATAACTACACCATTGGAACTTACATACCATTTCCAGTTATTTTGAATAAAGTTTTCAAATGGAACTGGAATCTTGATTTGTAGATCATTATCAACAGCATCTTCTGTAGTGATAGTTTTATTCTCAATAATAACTCGATTAGCTGCATTGAGCAAATACTTATTATTGAAGAAATAGATAATGGAGAAGGTTTCACCTTTCTTAAAGTTTCTACCTTTAATAGAAACACTTGTATCTGTAAATTTAATATTATTAGGATTTACAATACGGGTTCTATGAGAAACCATAGCACCTTGTAAAGTTGCAAAGTAAGGTGAGAATGGTACATTAATACCAAAGTCAGTTTGACCATCTCTGGATACTTCAATTAATTCTTCTGTAACTTTAATAGCTTCAGAAGATTCGATACCGTAAAGATATGAGATATTGATAGTAGTGCCAACGTCTGTAATAAGGTTTTTATCTTTAATAGTAAGAGTAGCTGTTTGTTCATTGATAGTATATTGGTTAGGTTCTAAGAACTTGCCATATACATCGACAATTACTTTACCATTCTTAGCAGTAAACCCATCAACTGGGAATTTAAGATTAGGATAAACAGTTTGATCTTTAGCACCAACTTCTAATCGTTGAGTACTCATAGAAATATTAGTAGCTTCAATACCAGCTGGACCGTATCTATAAATAACTTCTACTTTATCTGTCTTTCTAGCACCAATAGCTCTAGAATTAAATGATAAAGTATTATTATAAGCTTGATACCAATCTTGCTCTAACCATTTATCGTTGATCTTAACAAAGACTTTATATCCAGTACGGAAATAGTTTTCAATAGGTGGATGGAGTTTAAATTCAATTTGTCTATCTTCATTATGCTCAAGAACTTCTACATGAGTTTTTAATGCAATATCAGAATATACTGCATCTTCAGCATAAATGAAGTTGAATGTAAGATTAACGCCATATT